AATCCCAAAAACGAAATTGCAGGCTTCCAGGCCTCAACACCCCAAAACCTTGCAATCTCAAACTAACCTGCCCGCCGAAAAACGAATCCCAATCAACGGCTTGGCGGTTGTTCACGAGCGACTAACTCCCATTCTCTGTCCGCATCTTCATCGCTCGCGAGGCCATCGGCTACCACACGCGCTAAAAGTATCTCTCGACGATTAGCCGTGAATATTGCACAACGGTTTCGACCAATTCGAACGCGGCTACGCCACCGCAATAGAATGTGTTGAATTGGCCTTGCAATGCTTCTAGCCGATCATAAAAGCCGTGGCGAAGGTCATCCACCGTGACGTGCGGGAAGTAATCCCATTCATTATAGGTGATACAATTTTCCGGAAGAGCGGCTCCGATTGCCGCTGCGAATTGCCAGATGCCATCTATGACTTTCTCCTTGGACCTCGCGTCGATGCGGCCCAATCGCGTATAGAACTGAACGAATTCATTGTCGGCATATTGTTGCGTGATAGCCCAGGGACGGCCAATTTCCGGCGTTGGCGACATTCCGATGATGCGCCTTGACAGCCGCAGGTCCGGCATGGCGTACGACGTCACTACGTATTTGTTCACGACGATGCGATTGAACAGGCCGCTTTCCTCGGCCGACAGCTTGAGGAGTCGCCCCAACGAATCGCCGTGGATTGGGCAGGCAAACACCAAATAGTCGAATTCCATGACGTCGGCGTTGCCGAGATGGACGCGGATAGGTCCGCTGCGGTCGATCGCCGCTATACGGACGCCAAGGCGGACATCGAGTTGCGCCGCAACGTCATGCCACAGGCGCTCAAAGCCGGCGACGAAGCGCTTGGGCCAACGCGTCGGCAATCTGAAGGCGACGGCAACAAGGCTCCAATAGGTCCCAAGGCTGAGATATTTCAGCGCATACGGCGCCGGAATTTCATCGAGATATCCGTAACCCATGATCGTGATGGGAATCTCAAACATCGGTTCAAGGACGCCCAGCCTGTTGCGCTTTAGCCAATCACGGAATGAGACGCAGAGCTCGACATGTTCGCCAATCTGACCGAATCCCGGCCGATCGATGACGCCGCGCAGCAGAAAGCGTATCCAGAAATAGCGGGCAGCGGCCCACGCGACGCTGAGGAATTTCCGATTGCCCGCAATCGCCGCAAGCGGCGTTCTGAATTTTATCTTGCCGTCGGGAGCGACCCTCCCGATGGTGGCAGCTGATTCGGTGTACAGGGCAGCACCGAACTTTCGCGCCAAGCGAAGAACTTCGGAATAGCTCGCCGTTACATAGTTGGCGCCGACATCGAATGACCTGCCGCGAAAATCGACGGAGTGGCACTTTCCGCCAACGCGACTGGCCGCTTCCAGCACGGTCACCCTCCCATAACCACGCTCCTTCAGGTAATACGCCGCTGATAGGCCAGCCGCCCCAGCGCCGACGATGCAAATTCGGGAATCCTTCGGCTTCATGGTCTGTCCGCTTCGATCACTGCCGGCTTGCCCGAAATCCGGCAGACGCGAATGGATTGCATCTGAATTGTCTCGGCAAATCAATTGTGCTCTGGTCTGTAGGTTGAGGAGATCGTGACCATGATGCATGTCAATCACGGTACTGTAAGCGTGCTTGTCTTATTGGCTTTGGGATTGGCCTCGGGCTACGCGCGGGCGGAAACAAAGCTCACCGACTTTAACGGCACGTGGCAGGGCAACGGCACCGATCGGAACACGCCACTCGAATCGTCGCAGCAGACACATTGTCGTGCGAGCATCAATGCCGACGTTGTTCGGATGGGCGCCCATATCTTGTGTAACGGCGCGGCTGGGCTCACCAAAGTAATTCAATTGAATATAACCCTGGCTAGGGATGCGTTCTCGGGCACGCTCAGCCAGAAGGCGACGACACGCGGCAGCGGTGCGCGGGAGTCCGATCTCGGCGGTTCGGTCACCGGCCACAAAACCGATAAGACCGCCGACTTCACGGTTAGCTTTCCGGGTCTGACGCCCAGTGTGAGCGTCGTTTTGACACTGATCAGCCCGGGGTCTTTTTCCATGCGTGCCACCACGCTTGGCGGCCAATTGATGGACGTGACCTTCAGGAGGTCCTCGCCGCGATAGGACTAGAGCCGGCGGTGGCCGCTATCGGTTATCGCCGTTGGTCAGATGCTACTTGGGCGACGAAACTCGATCGCAATGATCGTTCGCGCACCCAGGCGGTCGTGCAAATGATCACATAGGCGGCGGCGACGAACAAAGTGTAAAATAGCGCGTGAACACCGGACAGTTCCGGATGGGAAGCGACGTAGATGGCGTGCAGCGCTATGATGAACAAACCGACGCCAGCGGCGTACACGACCGTAAAGGGCGCCATCCCGACGAGGGCGATGAACAGCATGAAGCTCATCGTCGCCTGCTCGACGCGAAACCAGGTTTCCGGCCCGACGAGCAACAGAGCAATGTACATGCAGGTTATGCCGACGACCGCAAATGATGCAAAGAACGCCTGCCAGTGCCGGCGTGCAAGTTGCGTAAAGCTCAAGCCGAAAAACAGCAGCATCAGGGGCATGGCCAGCATGAAACGGAACTGGATCGATGCCAGCCCGGCGGCGCCGCTTAGGAGATCGGTGGCGCCGAACACAACCCAAGCCACGATTCCGAACGTCATTGAGGTCTGGCCGACTACATAGAAGCGCTGGCGGAATGAATCGATAAAGGCGCGTTCGAGCGTCCAATCTTCGAACAACAATCCGTTGCGCGCCATCAAACATTGGAGGCGGGAGAGCTTTTGTTCAGGCGTTTTGGGAATAACAACTGTGGCGGCATCCTGTTCGCTGCTCTTCGGCGCCGTTGACCCGGTCTGTTTGAGCTTGAGCAACTGTTCGATCGAGCGAAGCAGGCGCTCCATATGCTGATTGAAATCGCGGCCGGCACTGACTTCCGCCGCGTTCAAATAAGGCAAATCCTTCAATCCTTCCGGCAGATCGGCAGCCTTAGGCATGATCGCAGTGCCGATCAGGACTGGAACGACCGGAATACCGCGCGTAAGCGCTGTCTCAATTTCGATCCGGACCGGATCGGATTCGTTCAAAATTCGTGACGAGCCGCCGCGCGCTCCGCCCATCCATTTGGGACCAATAATTGCAAGCACAATGTCGTTTTTTAGCAATGCATCCTGGACTTGTTCGCGAAAATCTAGACCGAACGGGATGTTGTCGATGTCCATAAAAACGCAACCTTCACCGAAGTAACCGGCGACGCGATCGCGAATTCGTCCGGCAATCGCGTCCGAATCCGCGCGTCTATAGGAGATGAGAATATTAGGCACTACAGCCTCTGTTAGCGGCAAGCCCAAACGTCACCTTAATCGAGCCAATGCAGGATGCAACGCGGGAATCTCCCACACTGTCCGGTGAGCCCCCCAAGCAGCTCCCGCAATGTCACATCCGGTTGCTCGGAAGGGCTCTCCATTTTACCGGGGTGCAAGATGACGCAAACTGCCCTTCGCACCGTTCGCCTTGCGGTAGGCAGCTGTCGTCTTTGGATCAAAGCAGAAGCAGTGTGACTTGCGCTCGCGGCGCGGGGAGCGCCTGCGTGCTTGAAGGGGACGGGGATTAAATCCTTCGGCGGCGGGGGCAGCAACCCCGCGCTTCCTCACGCGCAGAAATTTTTTTCGCCGGCCGGGCCGAGTATTTCCCGCCCTATAAAAAAGGGGGGTGGGTCGCTCCGAAACAATCGCAAAGGTCAATCGATGGGACGTCCCGCATTCGCTCCGAGCGCCGAGCAGCGCAAGGAGGTCGAAATCATGGCCCGATATGGGATTCCCGAGGATGACATCGCGATCGTCGTCGGTATCGACGCGAAGACCCTGCGCAAGCACTTCCGGCTCGAACTCGATGTCGCCTTTGTGAAGGCGAACGCGAAGGTGGCCGAGTCGATCTTCCTGCAAGCCGTCGGCGCCCCCGCGCAATACTACCCGGCTGGCCATCCCGATGCCGGCAAGCTGATGCGCGCGGAGCAACAGCGCGTGCTCGCTGCCGGCATCTGGTGGGAACGCACGCGCGGCGGACGCTCCGAGTACGCTCCGCTGCGGCCGAAGCCGCTGGGCAAGAAGGAGGCGGCGCAACTTGCGGCCGCGAACGCGGCGCGGGGTACCGATTGGGCTGAACTGGTCGACGAGAGCCGGGCCAATTGAAGTGGGCCTTCGCGTGTCCCGACTGGGAAGAGCGGATTCGGAACGGACGATCGCTGATCCCCGACCTGCCGCTGGACAAGAAGGAGGCGCACCGGGCCGTCGCCATCTACAACAAGCTTCGCATTCCCGATGTCGCCGGTACGCCGTCGTTCGGAGAGGTGGGTGCCGAGTGGTTCCGCGAGATCATCGCGGCGATCTTCGGCTCCTACGACCTCGAGACCGGCGTCCGGCACGTCCGCGAGAGCTTCAACCTAGTCCCGAAGAAGAACAGCAAGACCACCAACGGTGCCGCCCTGATGGTGACGGCGCTGCTGATGAACCGCCGGCCGCGCGCGGAATTCCTGCTGACCGGCCCGACGCATGAGGTTTCGGAGCTCGCGTTCAACCAGGCCGCGGGGATGATCGAGTGCGATCCGGATGGCTTCCTGCAGAAGCGGTTGCACATCCAGGAGCATCTGAAGGCCATCACCGACCGGCGCACGAAAGCGCGGCTCAAAGTCAAGACCTTCGACGCCAGCGTCGCCACCGGCCCGAAGCCGGCGGGCGTGCTGGTCGACGAGCTGCATCAGATCGGAAAGATCAATAAGGCCGACAAGATCATCGGGCAGCTGCGCGGCGGGCTGATTTCGCAGCCGGAAGGGTTTCTGATCTTCATCACGACGCAGTCGGACGATCCGCCGGCGGGCATTTTCCGCGACGAGCTGATGAAGGCGCGCGCGATCCGGGACGGCCGTGCCAACGGACCGATGTTGCCGGTGCTGTACGAATTCCCGGACGACATCATCAAGTCCGGCGCGTGGCGCGACCCGGCGAACTGGCCGATGGTCACGCCCAACCGCGACCGCTCGGTGACGATTGCGCGGCTGATCGAGGACTTCGAGGCGGCGCAGATCGCCGGCGAGAAGGAGGTCCGGCGCTGGGCGAGCCAGCACCTCAACATCGAGATCGGGCTTGCGCTCAAGTCCGACGACTGGGCCGGCGCGCACCATTGGGAGAAGAACGCCGAGCCGGCGCTCACCCTCGACGAATTGCTGGCCCGCAGCGAGGTCGTGACGGTCGGGATCGACGGCGGCGGCCTCGACGACTTGCTTGGTCTAGCCGTCCTCGGCCGTGCCCGCGAACCAAGCGCCGACGCGCAATCGCGCAAATGGCTGCATTGGGGTCACGCCTGGGCGCACGAGGCGGTGCTGGAGCGCCGCAAGGACATTGCGGCTCGGCTGCGCGACTTCGAGGCGGACGGCAACCTGACCATCGTGAAGCGCGTCGGCGACGACGTGATCGAAGTTGCCGACATTGTCGAACAGGTACGCGACTCCGGGCTACTGCCGAACAAGGCCGCCGTCGGCGTCGACCCGGTCGGTATTGGCGCCATTGTCGACGAACTCGCCGAGCGCAACATCGATGCGAGTCCGGAAGCCGGGATCATCGTCGGGGTGCCGCAGGGTTGGAAATTGAACAATGCGATCAAGACGACCGAGCGGAAGCTTGCCGGCGGCGACTTGGTCCACGGCGGAACGCCGCTCATGGCCTGGGCGGTCGGCAACGCCAAGGTCGAGCCACGCGGCAACGCCATCACCATTACCAAGCAGGCGGCGGGGTTCGCCAAGATCGATCCGGTGATGGCGTTGTTCAACGCCGTGGCGCTGATGGCGATGAACCCGCACTCCGGTGGCATCGGCGAGGGCATCATCATTCTGGGCAGCGCGTGAAGCGAAGAAAAACATCGCATGGGCGTGATCTCGCGGCTCGGTGCGTTCACGCGCGCCGTGCCGACCATTTGGCGGGCGACCCGCTCGACCGACACCACCGCCGACGCGCTGCTCTGGGGCGATCAGATCTGGTCGGTGCCGTCGACCGCCGGCGTCGAGATCAACCAGCAGACCGCCCTCGGCGCCGTGTGCGTCATGGCGTGCGTCATGATGCTCACCGAGGACGTGGCGAAGCTGCCGGTTTCGCTTTACCGGCTGCGCTCCGATTCTTCACGCGAACAGATCACCGACCATCCGCTTGCGCTACTCCTTGAGGAGCCGAACGAGTGGCAGGACTGGCTCGAATTCGCCGAGATGGTCCAGGTCGGCCTGGTGCTCCGCGGCAATGGCTACGCGGTGATCATTCGCGACTGGCGCGGCAGGCCGGTGAAGCTCGTTCCGATCAATCCGGACCGGGTGGCGCTGTGGGAGACGCCGACCGGAGAGTTGTTCTACCGCGTCACGCCCTTCGGCCTGCACGAGATGGCCGAACTGCGCGACATGCCGTTCCTGATCCCGGCCGCGGATATGTTCCACCTCCGCGGACTTTCGGTGAACGGCCTCATGGGCGCCTCGCGCATCGCAGTCGCCCGCGACGCGATCGGTTTGACGCTCGCGCAGGAGCGCCAGGCGGCGCAATGGATCGGCGCCGGCTCGAAGCCATCGGGCGTGTTGTCGACGGACCAAAAGCTCGACGGTCCAACCATCGAACGGCTGAAGGGTCGTTGGAAAGAACTCAATGCCGGGCTGCAGAACGCCGGCAAGGCAGCGATCTTCGAGGCCGGGCTCAAGTGGACGCCGCTGTCGTTGTCGGCGCAGGAATTGGAGTTCATCGCCGCGCGGCAGTTCCAGGTGCAGGAAATCGCGCGGATGTTCCGCATCCCGCCGCACATGATCGGCGAGCTGTCGCGCTCGACCAACAACAACATCGTCCAGCAGGCGCAGGAATACGTCAATTACACGGTGTCCGGGTACACCCGACGCTGGAAGGTGAAGCTAAGCAAGACCTTTGGCCTGGCGAAGGACGGCATCCACGTCGCCTTTGATCTGACCGAGCTTGTGCGCGCCGACATCACCTCCCGCTACAACGCCTATCGCGTCGGTATCATGAGCGGCTTTCTCAAGCCAAACGAGGCGCGCGTCGACGACGGCCGCGATCCCGATCCAGACGGCGAAAAGCTTTTGCAACCATCCAACATGGCGGTGATGGGCAGCCAATCGAGCGGCACCGCGCCCGATGACGCCGGTCGGCCCGAAGACGGCACGGTGAAATGAGAAACGCATGCCGCAGATTCTGAAACCCTCCGACGTCATGGCGCGGCTCAAGGCCGGCCAGACGCCGCGCGACATCTTCTTCGACGCCAGCGGCGCGCGGACGGCGAAACTCGTCGGCGTCGAGGCAAGCGTGACTGCGGGGATCGAAGACCGCTCCGCCGACTTCGTCATCTCCACCGAGGCCCTGGACCGCTACAACTCCACCATCGCGGTCGAGGGGTGGAAGACCGAGAACTTCGAAAAGAACCCGGTCGTGCTGTGGGCGCACGACGATGCGATCCCAGCGATCGGCCGCGCCGAGAGCGTGCGCGTGGAGGGTGGCCGGCTCAAGTCGCGCGCCGTATTTGCTGAGCGCGACGCACATCCACTTGCCGACACCATTTTTCGGCTGATCAAGGCGCGCTTTATCGGCGCCGCTTCGGTTGGCTGGATACCGCTCGAATACAAGTTCGTCGAGGGTGGCGAGCGCGGCTTTGGCATCGATTACCTCGAACAGGAGTTGCTTGAATGGTCGGTGGTCAACATTCCGGCCAACCCGGACTGCCTAGTCGGCGCCCGGTCGCTCGGGATCGATACAAGCCCTCTCATTGCCTGGGCGGAGCGCGCGCTGGACCAGGGCGGTATGACGATCATCCCGCGCGCTGAGATCGAGGCCTTGCGCAAGGCCGCGGGCGCGCCAGCCGTGTATGAGGTGCCGCCGTTTCTGCCATCGCGCAGCGCCGACGGCCGGCAGCAGTCCGCGCCTGCTGCGAATGGCAGCAAACATCGGGGTGAACACAAGTCCTTCGAACAAAGCGCAGCCGCGCTCAACACGCTGTTTTCCAACGGTGTGCTGTCGGCCGACGAGTTCGCCGCGCGCCTCATCGCACTCGCTCGCGATTTCGCGACCAAAAAAAAGCGCGCCGGGCGTGTGCTCTCGGAGGAGAACGAGCGGCGGCTGCGCGCAGCCCACGACCACTGCATGGCCGCCGGCGATCACGTCATGGGCGTTATCGAGCAAAATCACAAGCCCGACGGCGACGATGGCGACGGTGACGACGACGGCACCGACGAGGATCCCGAACAGGCGTCGCTTGCCGCGCCGGAATCGGAAATCCGCGCTCGTCGCGTGCGCCTGCTGCGGCTCGCCAAGCCCAGCTGACCACTGACCAACCCGCAATCGCTGACCTGTGCACGGGCCGCCCCGCGGGCCGCCCGCTATTGGAGACTAATGATGGACAACAAGCTGAACGAACTGCGCCAAGCGCGTGCCACGGCGATCGATGCACTCGAAGCGCTGATCGGCGACAAGGAAAAGTTCGAGGCCAAGGAGCGCGACGTCGCCGGCTTCGATCAACAGATCGCGCAAGCCGAGCGAGTACAGCAGCTTGCTGCGTCGCGCGCCCGCCCGCATCCGGAAAATGGCGCGGGCAATCCCAGCGCTGCTGCGGTGCCAATCGTGCTCGATCCCTACTACGAGAGCAGCATCTCGGGGCGTCAGGTGCGGCGCGTGCCGCCGTTCGAGCACTATCTGCGCAAGGCGCGCGCGCTTTTGCGCGAGGGTGGCGAGACTTCGTGGGAGGGTCCCGGGCGCTTTCGTTCCTTTGGCGAGCAGCTCGTGGCCGTCGCGCGCTATCACATGACGCACGGCGCGGACGTTGACTCCCGCTTGGTGCGCGCGCCGACCGGCGCCGGCGAAATCGATCCTTCCGCCGGCGGCTTCCTGGTGCAGACCGACTTCGCCACCGCAGTGTTCATGCGTTCCTACGACATGGGCGAGATTTTGAGCCGGTGCGAGAAGTTCTCGCTCTCCACCACGGCCAATTCGATCAAAATTCCGGGCGTCGATGAAACGAGCCGCGCCACTGGGTCGCGGTGGGGCGGTGTGCAATCGTTCTGGGTCGGCGAGGGCACGCAGCCGACCGGCACCAAGCCGAAATTCCGCCTCATCGAGTACGACCTGAAGAAGCTGATGTCGCTGATGTGGGTCACCGATGAACTTCTCGCCGATCAGTCCTTGCTGACGTCAATCGCCGGCAAGGCGTTCTCCGAAGAAATCATGTTCATGACCGAGGACGCGGTCTTCGAGGGCACCGGCGCCGGCCAACCACTCGGCATCATGAACGCGCCGGCCATGGTCACCGTGGCGACCGAGACCGGCCAGGCGACCAAGACCATCGTCTACGAGAACATCCTCAAGATGTGGTCGCGTTGTTGGGCTCGCTCGCGTCAGAATGCGGTGTGGTGGATCAATCAGGACAACGAGCCGCAGCTCTATGCACTGAGCCAGGTCATCGGTACCGCCGGCGTGCCGGTTTATTTGCCGGCGAACGGTCTCTCCGGTCAGCCCTACGGCACCTTGTTCGGTCGCCCAGTGGTTCCTGTGGAGTATAGCAACACGCTGGGCACCCAGGGCGACATCGTGCTCGCCGATTATTCGCAATACGGCATTGTCGATAAGGGCGGCATCCAGGCAGCGTCCTCGATGCATGTGGCCTTTCTCACCGACGAAATGGTGTTCCGCATCACCTACCGCGTTGATGGCGAGCCGCTCTGGAACGCTCAACTCACGCCGTTCAAGGGCTCCAACACCCTCTCGCCGTTCGTCTCGCTGGCGAGCCGCTGATAGGACGCACCAATGGCCGAAGACAAGAAGCTTTCACCGCTCGAAGCCCTCGACAGGAAGCACGCCAGGGAGACGGCCGAGCGAACCGCCAAAATCGAGGCCGCTGCAAACGATCTGCGCGCCGCGGAGGAGATGGTGCGGGAGGGCAGGCGCAAGCTCGCCGACCTCCAGCGCGACAAGGTCAGCGCCAGCTTCGCCTACGACGCCGCGCGCGCCGAACTCGTGCGCGCCGGCAACGCCAAAGCAGCTTGAACGCCGCCAATCCCTTCTCCGTCACTCGTCGTCCGGTATCTGAAAGGAGCCCTCCATGGCCCGACAGTTTTCTCTTCCCGAAATCATCCCGCCGGTCGAGCTGCTGGCGCCGGCGGCAGATGCCGCCGGCCGCACCAGCGGCTATGTCAATCTCGGCAAGGCCGACAAGGCCTACATCGTCTGCCACATCAATCAGGGCAACGCTGCGACGGTGCAGCTGACGCCGCTCCAGGCACAGGACGTTTCCGGCACCGGTTCGAAAGCGATCGGTGCGACCCAGGTTTGGGGCGATCTCAACGAGAGCGCCGGTGATCAGCTCACCAAACAGACGAATGCCGCGAATTACACGACCGACGCCGGGCTGCACAGCAAGGTCGTCGTGTTCGAAATCTCGCCGCAGGACTGCATGGATGTCACGAATGGCTTTCACACCATCGCTATCGAGACCGGCGCGTCGAATGCCGCAAATATAACCGAGGCCATGATCTACGTGCTGCATCGTTATCAGCAGGCGCAGCCGCCCTCGATCCTTTCTTGATGCCAGAAAGGAACCGCAATGTCGGACAAGGCTCGCATCCATTCGCGCTTCAACGCTGCGAACAATCTCGAATTTTATGACCAGAGCACGCAGGAGCGCGTCTTCGCGCTGGCGGCTCTGTTCTACGAGGACGACTTCCTCGCCGCCGGCAAGCAGGCGTTCCCGACTACTGCCACCCAGGGCGTCGATTGGGTGAAAAAGCTGGTTGAAACCGGCGGTACGCCAAGCGTGGCCGGCGTCGCCAGCGGCCAGTTCGGCCAAGTCCAGCTCGCGCTCGATGCGACCTCCGAAAAGCAGGAGGCGACGCTCTACTGGGCGGATAACAAGCACCTCGATCCGACCAAGGGTTTTGAGTTCGAATGCCGTGCCGCGCTCTCGGTGCTGCCGAGCGCCACCGGCGTCGAGGCGGTGTTCGGCGCCGCCGGGAGCTGGATCGACGGTCCCGACAACAACACCGAATATCTGGAGTTCGGCGCGAGCGGCAACGGCACGATGCTGATGCGCTCCCAGGACGGCTCGGTGCAGAATGCGATCTCCACCGGAATCGCGCTTGCGGCCAGCGCTTTCCACATCTTCCGGATCGACGCCAGCAACACCCAGGATGTCGGCTATTACATCGACGGCGTGCGCTACAACACGGCCGGGCTGATCAAATTCGGCGCGACCGGGCTGCTGCAACCTTATCTCTCGGTCTACAAGCCTTCCGGCACGGGCGTCGCCACACTGGTTGTCGACTATGTGCGCCTGTTGTCGAACCGCTCATGAAGCGCCCGCCGCGTCTCGATCGCGCGATGCGCGCTGATCGTGACTTTCTCAATAGCGGAAATCGCCCAAGATGGCCGGCTCGATCGCGCTCACCACCTCCGATCTCGGCGGCGGCATCACCAGGTATTCGATCGTCTGGACCTCGGACCCGTCCGGCAACGTCAACGGCACGTCGGTCGCGCTCAAGCGCGGACGATTGCTCCAAGTGAAATTCGCGCCGACCAACGGCGGCACCCAGCCCAGCAACAATTATGCCGCCACGTTGGTCGACGCCGATGGCGTCGATCTGTTTGCTGGCAAGGGCGCGACGCTTTCGAATACCGCCGCCAGCATCGCCGTGCCGATCGTCTCCGCGGTGAGCCCGGCCTTCATCGATCCCGGCAACTTCACGCCCACGATCTCGGCCGCGGGCAACGTCACCAACGGGCGCATCGATCTCTACGTCGGGCCCGGCTGAACAAGCGCGGAGCGATGGACTTCGTCATCGTTACCACGGTCGTCTCGGCGGCGACGGCAGCGTTCCAAGGCCAGCAGCCCTATGATCTCGTCGATCTTCCGACCCTGAAGGCCGAGCTGAACCTCATCGACGGCAGCAAAGACGCGCTGTTGCTGCGCTGGATCACGCAAGCTTCGGCCGCGGCGGCGAAATTCTGCAACCGCGTGTTTCCCATCGAAACCGTCCGAGACCAGATCTTCCCGCCGCGGGACTATTTCCCGGTGCCGGTGGTGATCGGCGGCGTCATGCCGTTGCAGCTTTCGCGCTGGCCCGTCAGCGAATCTCCCACGGTAACGGAGAACGGGATCGCCCTCGTCGAGGATACCGACTTCATCGTCAAATACGATGTGGGCCAGCTCCTTCGCCTCGATGTGAACGGTTGGCCCAAGCGCTGGCCGGCGTTGCCGACCGTCGTGCAGTATCCTGCCGGCTATAAGCCCACAGACCCCGATTTTGCCGACGTCGCCGACGCCGTGATCCGCATGGTGAAGGCGCGTTTCTTCGCGCAATTGCGCGACCCGGCGCTGCGTTCGGAAAACATCACTGGCGCTTACGAGGCGACCTATTGGTTCGCCTCCGGGCCCGGCGCGGCCATCGGCAATCTCACGCCCGACGTGCAGGCATTGCTCGAAAAGTATCGCGTGCCTGTCATCGGGTGATGGACCCGAAGGTCGATCGAAAATGGACAATCCAGGCAGCTTCACTCTCGGCGATTTTCAGATCGGGGCTGCGGGCCAACAGAACGGCAAGCCGGTCTGCAACCTTCAAGGCATGACGGCGGCGTCGCTGCAGGTGCGGCTGTCGAGCGCCACCGGCGGTACGTCGATCAACGTCTTTATTCAGACCACTCTCGATCAAGGCCAGAGCTGGTTTGATGTCGCCTGCGTGCAGTTCACCACGACGCCCGGCGTCCAAGTCATCAATCTGTCGGGGCTCGACAAAGCCGCGCCGTCGTCGCCGACCAATCTCGGGCTGACCCCCGGCACGATCCTCGACGGTCCGCTCGGCGACAGCCTGCAGGCCATTGTGGTTTCCGAGGGCACCTATATGGGCGCCCCGCTGGTCAGCGTCCGTGGCATAGCACGATGATCGATGCCAACGCGGTCGCCGGTTATCGCCGCGCCATTGCGCGTCGCGGCCAGCCAGTGATCGTGCGTCGCGTCAACGGTGATGCGCCCAATACGGCAACTTTTGACGCTCGCGTGCTGGCGATCGTCATGGACTACGTGGCCAAGCAGCCAGTGGCGGACGTAAAGCCAGAGGGCGACATCACGCTCGGCGCGCGCAACGTCATACTGCTGGAGGATGACCTACGCCAAAAGCGCTTCCCGCTGCCGGTGACCAAGAACGACAAAGTGATTGTGCTGGGCTTCGAAGGCGAGGCCGAGGAACTCAACATCATGGAGTTCGATCCCAACAAGCGTCGCATCGCTGGCGCGATCGACATCGTCGCCGAGGGCGCGTGACTTGGGAACGTTCGACGTCCAGGTCGACGCCTCGAGGGCGAATCTGCGCCTGGAAGAAATGTCGCCGGAGGTGCGCGATGCCTTGATCGTCGCCGTCACGCTGGCGGCGGGCGAGTTGGAAGGTTCGGCGCGATCGAAAGCCTCCGGCGATTTGCTGCAGGTGCGAACCGGAAAGTTCGTCAAAAGCATCAAGGCCGGCGTTTCGGCCGGCAAGAACTCGATCACCGGTCGCGTGTACAGCAAGGACGTGCGCGCGCACCTGTTTGAATTCGGTGGCACGACGCCGCCCCATGATATCGAGCCGAAGAACGCCAAGGCACTCCTCCTGCAAATGCGCGGCGGCAATGTCTTCGCCGCGAGCGTGCACCACCCTGGCGGAGTGTATGAAGCCCGCAACATCATTCATTCGGCCTTCGACGAGATGAGAGCCGAAATCGTCGAGAATCTTGAGAACGCCGTGCTCAATGTGGCCGGCCGGGCATCGCAAGAGTGACAGCACGAAGATCGATTGCCGGGGCGTTGCTCGCGCAACTGACGCAGGGCGGCCAGTTCACCAAGAGCGGCCGTCGCGACCGCGCGCCCGAACAGGCGGCCGCGCCGAAGGCGCCGGGGCTCTATCTGGTCAAGCCGCGCGAGGCGTATGTCTACTCCGATGACGCTCGCGGCGTGCCGCCGACGCGCGAACTCTACTTTCTCGCGGTCATCTATACCGACGTCGGCAAAGAGGCGGACGCCGTCCCTGCCGACATCATCGACGATCTCCTTGACGCGGTAGACCAGGCTCTCGCGCCCTCCCAGGTCGATCAAGTGACCAACGGCGCACGCCAGACGCTCGGCGGCTTGGTCTACGACTGCAGGGTCGAAGGCGAGATTGAATGCGCCCCGGGCGACAATCAAGGCAAGGGGCAGACAGCCGTCCCGATCAAAGTCACCCTGAAACAATATCCGTAAGGAGCAAACGGATGGCGATCGAAGAATCCGACGCGCCGCCGGCGGGCGACGCGCCGGTAACGTCTCGTTTTCACGCGCTGGTCGATGCGTGGTTCCTCAAATGGTTCCACGGCGCGTCCGTGATGCGCGATACCGAGACTTTCAACCATGTGGTTCGCGCCAAGGACGACCTCAAGCGCCGGCTTGCAGAGGAGAATTGAGCAATGACGCAATACGCCTTCGGCAGCGGAACCCTGGTCTGCAAGCGGACCGACGTGACCGGGACGCCGCCGTGTCTGATCGGCACCTTGCAGGATGTCTCGCTCGACTTCGATCGCAAGATCGAGACGCTGCTCGGCCAATACAACATGGCGGTGGCGGCCGGCGGCGGGGAGTTCAAGATCACCGGCAAGACCAAGTTCGCGCGTTTGCAGGCCACGACGATCAACAATCTGTACCTCGGCCAGACGCTGACGGCGAACTCCATGCTGGAGATGACGACGGGCGAGGCCGGCACCGTCGCTTCCGGGTCGGTCACCGTCGCCAACAGCGCAACCTTCGTCGAGGATTACGGCGTCTTCTACGCATTGACCGGCGTGCAGCTCGTGCCGGTCGCCTCGTCGCCGACCGTTGGCCAGTACAGCGTCAGCGCCGGGGTCTACACTTTCAATGCGTCCGACAACGCCGCGGCGGTGCTGATCTACTACAGCTACACCGTCACCACCGGCAACAAGATCACGCTGGCCAACCAGCTCCAAGGACCGCTGCCGATGTTCGAGGGTCTCGCTAAAGGAGACCTTCAACTATTTCGGCAGCACCAAGGACCTTTGCGTCAAGCTTAATGCCTGCGTTTCCTCGAAGCTGTCGCTGCCGTTCTCCAACAGCAAGTTCACAATCCAGGAGTTTGACTTTCAAGCCATCGCCGATGCGTCCAACAATATTGGCACCATCAGCCTGGCCGAATAGGGGAGATGACCCGTGAGCCTCGAACGCGACGAGTCCATTGATCTCGCGACGGCGTGCACGGTGCGGCTCGCCGACCGCGACTTTTCCATCGCACCGCTGTCGCTACGGCAAGTGCTCGCCGTTGCCGATCAGCTGCCGAAGATGGCCGGGCTCACGGCGGAGAACGTAAGCGGCGAACGGCTCGCGCCGATTGCCGAGATTGTCTGGCAGGGCCTGCGTCGCGCTTATCCCCAGCTGACCCGCGAGGAGTTCTTCGATCTGCCCATCACCGTCGCGGAGCTGGTTGCCGCGCTGTCCGTGGTGATGCAGCAGGCGGGCGCCAGGAAGCGGGAGAGCGGCCAGGGGGAATTGGAACCCCATCGCGCTGGCGCGATGGGGACCCCGGCACAGGCGGCGAGCGATTCGATGAAATCGACTGGCGAGCGCTCGTCGCCGATCTCGTAATCGAGTTGGGTTGGACCCGCGCGGAAGTCCTCGATCAGGTGGATATGCCTTTTCTGGAGGACCTGCACCGCGCCTGGCAGGACTGGCCGCCGCTGCGCAAGGTCGTCGCCGCCCATCTGGGTCACAAGCCGAAACAGAAATCCTCGAAGAACTTCCACGAACTGCTGGCGATGTTTCCTACTGGCACTATCAGGTGAAATGCGATGGCCGACGGCGTACAGGTCAAGTTTGGCGCCAACATCACCGATCTGGTCGAGGGCATCAACTCGGCGGTCGGGGAGCTGCGCAGCTTCGCCGAGGCGGTCGGCGCCATGTACGTGGCGGACAAGACCGCCGAGTTCATCGCGCAGTTCGGCGACATGGGCGAGAAGATCGAGCGCGCGACCGCGATCTTCGGCGCCTCCACAAAGGACGTGCAGGAGCTGCAGCTTGCCAACCAACTTGCCGGCGGCTCGGCCGAGAGTTTCGGCGCGCTGGTAGATCGGCTGCAACAAAGCCTGCAGCGCGCGCAGGTGCCGACCTCGCAGCAGGCCCTGGCGCTGAAAGCGATCGGCCTATCGGCCAGCCAATTGATCGGCGTGCCGTTGCCGGAGCAGTTCGACCGTATCGCAGACGCAGTCTCGAAGTTCGCCGACGGCGGCAACAAGACCGCGATCGTAATGGCGCTCCTCGGCCGCGGCGGCGCCGAGATGATCCCGACCCTCGACCTTGGCCGCGCCGGTCTCGATCAGATGCGGCAAAGCGCCGAGGATGCCGCCACCGTGATGTCCGGACAGACCATCGCGGCGCTGGCGACGATGAAACAGTCGACCACGCTCCTCGAGGCGAGCCTGAAATCCCTCGGCGGCACGATAATGGGCCAAGTCGCGCCCTCGATCACGGAATTTGACAATCAGTTGGCGCACTCGGTCGGCAATATCACGGCGCTCGTTGCCACCGGGCAGCTCACCGATTTCGTCATGAAGGCGCTGGGCAGCGACATGCTGTTGGTCGCCGATTACGCCAAGCTGCTGGCGCAGGCATTCACCGATCTCGTGCTGCTGAACTGGGGCGAGTTCAGCAAGCATTGGAAGGAGAACATGGATGCGGTCGAGGCCGACGCGAACGAGTCGCTGGGGCAAGTCGACGACGTGTTGGAAAGGGCTCGCCAGCAATACAAAGCGTTGCTCGATCAAGCGAATGAGACCAACAAGGGCCTCAAGCAGCCGCCGGCGATCGGGTACGGCAACCAGGACGCCTTGAAGGCAGAGCTTGAGGCGATTCAGGCGCAGGTCGCGGCGCAGAACACCTATTATCAGTCGCAGGTCGAGCACATCAATTCTCTGGCCAAGACGTTCCAGATCAGCGAGCAGCAAAAGACCCAGATGCTGCTGGCCGCGGTGGATCAGCGTGAAGCATTCCAGATTGCCGAATTGCAACAGGCGATCGGGCTGCAGGGACAGACCCAAGCGTCATACCAAAAGCTTCAGGATGAGCTGACCAAGATCAAGCAGAAGGCCACCGCCGATCGCCAGAGGATTACCGATCAGGCGGCCCAGGAGCAGGAGAAGACCTGGAAAGCCGCCGCCGATCAGATATCGAGCGCCTTCGACAGCCAGCTGCGGGGGCTTCTGGCCGGGACGACGACCTGGAGCCAGGCGATGAAAAACATCGCCGGCGACCTCATTATCAAGCTGATCGAGGACGCCTTGAAATTCGAGCTTGAATGGCTCGCCTCGCAGGCGCGAGTCCTCGCCGGTCATCTGGCCAGCGAAACCGCGATGACCTCGGCGACCGCGGCCGGCGCGTCAGCGCGGACCGCGGCCGAACAGACGAGCGCCGCAAGCGGCATGCTTGCCAACGTCGCCGCCGCCGTGCAGGCGATCATGCGTGACGCGGCGCAGGCCTTTGCCGGCGTGTTCGCCTTCCTTGCTCCGGTGATGGGCCCGGCCGCCGCCGGCCCAGCGGCAGCGGCGCAGGCTTCCGTCTCGGCCGCGGCGATCTTCGAAGTCGGCACCGATTACGTGGTGCGGGGCGGCCTCGCGCTCATTCATCCCGGTGAGACGATTATACCGGCCGCCCGCGGCTCCGGCCCGTTTACCGGCGGCGGCATGGGGACTCAGGTCCACGCGCCGGTGAGCATCAATGTTTCGGCACTCGATTCGCAGAGCGTCGCCCGCTTCTTCAACGACAATTCCAAGCACATGCTGCGCGCGATCAACGACGCGGTGAAGCGCGGCGCGCATCTCGGACTGCGACGTGGCAATTCATAATGATGGGAGCGACGGCTACACTCTGCGGGCGGGCATTTGGGCATCCACGGTCTTCTGTAATCCCTCGACGGCTGTTTTGACGTCGTCATAGAAGCCGTTTGCGAGCTTGATGGCCTCCGGTCGTGCGTATGCTTCTTCGTCTTTAGAGTTCCAGTCGAACTCGAACTGGGCGTCGGTTGCCTTATTGATGGCTTGCTCCAATCGCTCAAGGACTGGTGTCGGCAATACAGCTTCATGCGCGAAAAGAAACTCCTCCAGTTCGTCCAGGTGCTTGCTGAATCTATCTGCGACCCGCTCCATCGCTTCGTCCCACTCCATGTCCGGGTGACTTTTCTTCGGAAGAAGCCTACGGAAATAGCGGCGCAGTGCTACCAGCGCCTCGAACTGCTTTGAGAAGCGCGTCTCTGAGAATTTAAGAGACGTCTTTGCGGCTTCGATCTCTTGAGTGAGTTGAGCCTTGTGCTCCTCAAGCGCTTTTGAAAATCCGAACTTTACGCCCTCTTCAATGCTCGTTTTGACCGCGTTGCGCAGGACGAAGACCACCGCTACAGCGATCACGGCAGCGGCGACGACGTTCACACCCAGATTCGCGAGAATCCAAAATATTGCATCGCTCATCGGATATGCCTCCGAGGTAGGCAGTCGCTCGGCATCAGCCGGCACAAGCGTCACTGAATGGAAACCAGGCTGTGGGCTACGTCAACGGCGTCAACCTGCTGCCGTCGACCGGCGAGTTCACCTACGACACCATCCCCTATCTCGGCCAGCGCGTAACCGAATCCATCCTGACCTCGATCAACCGCTATGCCAACGGTGGGCCGCTGGCGGCGACCGGCACGACGACCGACTACACGATCGCGCTCAATAACCTTCAGGCCGAATTTCCCGGCTGCACGACGGTCGCCCTTGTTGTCGCCTGGTTCGGCAATTCGACCGACATCACTGCTTGCCAGATTTATCCCTCGACCACCTACATTGGCGGTACGTTCGAGCAGGCGGCCGGCGGGCTGGACGTGTGGCGGTGCTCGGGCCTGACGCAATTCTCGTCCGGCCTCATCCCGATCCCGTCCGTCGACGGCACGTTCATCTATGGCGGCACGCCGTCGGACCAATCGATCGTCCGCTGCATTCGGGATTTGAAATCGCGCGGGCTGCGCGTCGTCTTCTACCCGTTCATCCTGATGACGGCGGCGGGCGAGCCGTGGCGCGGGCGCATCACCTATGACGGCACGGACGTTTCCAGTGCCGCGACCTCGCAGTTCACGCGTGACACGACGAACCTGACCGTCGCCTATTCGGGATCGCCGACCGATTACACCTTTCGGCGGATGATCCTGCATTATGCGAACCTCTGCGTGATTGCCGGCGGCGTCGATCTCTTTCTCCTCGGATCGGAATTTCGCGGCATCGAGACCATCCGCGGCCCGGCCTGGACGAAGGCGGGGACGACCGGCGGCGACGGCCGGGTGACGTGGGATTACACCTACACGCCGACCGGCATCGCAGTCGATCATCCAGTCGCGCGCGCGATGCAGGTGGGTGCCTCCATGGATTTCGGCTTGGTCACGCAATCGGTCGGCATGCAGGACGACTTCGGCGTGCCGTTCACCTTACCGGTCGAATTAAACGTGGATCTCGGAGCGGCTTAGGAGAGCCATCGAATGACTACCGCTGTCCAAGTCCAATATCGGCGCGGCACGGCCTCGCAAATTGCGTCCTTCACCGGCGCACAGGGCGAGATCGCCGTTGACACGACGAATAACCGGGTCGTTGTCCAGGACGGCGCGACGGCGGGCGGCTTTCCCGCAGCGAAGCTCTCGGAAACGCAAACGATAGGCCGGACCACCGTTTCGGATGCGAACTATTCGGCGGCGACCACGGATCGCAGCATCGCCTACACGGCGCTGACGGCCGCGCGCACGGTCACGCTGCCGGCGGCAAGTTCGTTTCCGGCCGGTTGCCAGCTGACGATTACGGACGAGACCGGGAACTGCTCAGCGACGAAATCGATCACCGTGGCACGCGCGGGCACCGATACCATCGACGGTGCGACCGGCGCCGTGCTTGCCGCCGCCTATGCGGGCCTCGTCCTTAAATGCAACGGATCAAACCAGTGGACGATCCTAGCGCAGACCTCGCCGCCCCAGTTGAATACGGTCGCCCAAGGGCCGAACGGGTCGCAAATTCAGTTCGGCGTTCTCGAACAACTGATTACGCTATCCGGCAGCTCGACAACCTCGACCATTCAAATCCCGAATCGCGCGATCGTCTTTGCGGTTTCGGAGCTGGTCGTGACGACAGTCACGGGCGCCCCGTCATTCGGAGTCGGCGTCTCAGGGAACGCCACCCAGTTCGGCGGCTCGCTCGGAACGTCGGCCGGATCGAACAACAGCGGGGTGATCGGGCCAACCGCTTTCTATTCGCCGACCAACATTGTCATTACGGCGACCAGCGGCAGCTTCACTGGCGGCACAGTGCGCATCGCCATCCACTACATCCTCTGCAACGTGCCGACCTCGTAAACCCCGCTCGTTCCCATGTCCTCGACAACGTGCAGCGTTGGCGCTCGAAATATGAATTTCAGCGCGCACGGCCAACATTGGGTCTAACGCCGACGCAAGTCCGGCTACTTAGTAGGCTCGCCATTGCGGCTCGCCTTCATTTGATAGGCATTAGGATTGCCCGAGGTTGTTCCTCCGCACAACTGGTACAGGCTGTACGCACCAAAGGCTGCAAGCAGAAAAATAATGATTCTAATCATTTCGAGGCTCCGTTTCCTTACGCGGCGCGCTGAGCGGAGCACCAAGCGCCGGTGAATTCGGGTCGGGTGCGCCTCAGCATTTCAATGGTCTCGTCCACCGTCTTTTGCCATTCGTCGGTCAGGATACGGGCGTGGGACGGATGGCGGTGGCAGAACGACTGAAGGTCATAATCTCGGGCCTCAATCTCGTCCATCAGAGCCTTGAAAACTTCCATCGGCACGAGCGCCGCGACCTTGGCGGCGAGTACACGAGCCGCGAAGCGCTGAAGGTCGGGTCCTTCGATGGCGGTGCGCATCGCTGATGCCATCGACGACCGGAGTGCCTCCTCGATTTCCTGCTCCTCAACCGCTGCCTTTCTCCGCCGCATCTGATGGGCAACTGCGATGACCCGATCCGTCGCGACGCGGATGCCCGCTACGGTCTGTGGCGCCAGCAGCTTGGACAGCAAAGGTAGCAATTCGAGCCCCATGATTAGGCCGAACGCCGACCAGAATTTCCAACGAGCGCCGGCGTCCGTGGCGATCAACTTGTCGAGTACTGTCGAGTTGAGCGGCGTCAGGGCTTTTCGCTCGATTGCGGCCGCATAAGTCTGCTTGGCGGTCACGATCGCAGTAGTGTCCTTCGCGGCCCTGAGCGCTTCCTGATACTTGATCTCTGCGGCGGCAAGGACGACAAGGGATCGGTCCCGGTATTCCTGTAACTGCCGATGCGCAGCCGCCTCCGACCGGGCGCATCCTGAGGCTATCCCTGCAAGTCGGCGGCGCGCCTCATCGATACCGAACCCATCCCTGAGCAACTGAGCGCGACGGCCTGCGTAGCCCTGCCAGCAGGTCCGGGCAGCCGCCAGCAGTGCCTGAATTTCGGCGGGAACGATCTCTGCGGCTTTCCGGGCATCACGAACCTCCGCCTCGGCGTTGGTCGCGGCCACTTGCAGTCCGGCGATATCGTACCGCGCCTCCAGTTCGTGATTCCGGCTGCGTTCCGCCTCTTCCTGCAAGTCGAGCGATTTCAGCTGAAGTTCTGACTTGAGGAACAATGGAGCGACCGCATGGGTCGTAATCGAGCTTACGAAACACGTTAGCAGGATGCGGAAGGCAACCAACGGCCAAAGCGCAGCGCGCAATCCGGCATGCGTGTCCATGGCGTAGACGGCGCCGCGATCAATGATCACTACGATGCTGAAGCCGATCAGACCGAAGAGGATGCCGGCGCCGACGGCGGGGGCGGAACCGCCGGCCCCGGCGAAGACATAGCTACCGATCCCCCAGTTCGTCCCGGCGACCGTCGCGCCGAGCAGAATAACCCAGCCGACATGCACAATCGGCTGCTGGTCGTCATGGCTGTGGCCGTCAAGGGCCGCCGGATGGTAACCGGCGAGTCGCGTCAGCGCGCTACGAGCCTTCATTGGGCAGTTCCCTGTAATCGCTCACGTCGATGACCTCGTCGGTACTCTTCTTGCCATCTGGTGCGCCAACCGAGGTCGTTCGTGCCGCGCAAATGACAGCATTGAGCCGCGCCGCGGCTTCAGCGAATTCGCCGGCTACGACCGACGCCAGCAATCCGTTGGCGTCCTCGCTCTCGCGCGCGGCTTTGAGGGGAAGCGGCGCCACTTCGGCGAGCGCCTTGAGATTCGCCTCTATCTGATCCTTGCCTGCTGCGATGTTGGCCATGACCTTTTCGATGCTCATATTCGACTCCTCCATTAGGGCGTTTGAGTTCACCGGATCAGCCGACGCTGTCCTTGGCGCGCGCAATGCCGTCGAGCGCGAAGCCGTGTAAGGCACCCAGGGCTTCCTTCGCCTTGTTGGTCCGGTCCCGCGAACGATTGATATCGTCCACGAGATCGCCCTGAGCGAACGAGGTCAGCGCCGTCGCTTCTTCCGGCGAAATGCGGCCCTGCTGCTCAAGGCTCTTGAACGACGCCACCGATGCAGCGCGATTCTCGCAATGAGCAACGAGCTCCGCGTGGTTACCGGTGGTAAGCCGCTCCTCGACGGCTGCGGTCTTCTGGTTTAAGTCGGCCGCAAGCGCGCCGATGCGCGCCATTGAGCCGGCAACCAGCGCAGACTTGATTTGAACCTCGGCAATCTTCAACGCCGTGTTCGCGATCCGCTGCTCTGCCAGAATGCGCTGCGTTTTCAGATCAGCAAGCGAATAACCGGCTTGCCGGCTTGCCGCCCGGTCAGCACGCCACCGGTCAAGGAGCCTAGTATGCTTCTCGATCGCAATGAGATTGGTAGAATTTGATAGCGACAAAGGCGTACTTGGCTCAAGCGTCTCACTGTTTCGATCCAATGGAGTCACTCTCATGTTACGGTCGAGCTTCATTTGACGCCTCCTCGTTTTGAGTTAGCAGTTGGACATGGACTGGCAGACTCGTTTGGAGACGAGCCTGTCGAATACGCAAGTCGCCACATACGTCCGTGAACCGACGATCCATCGGATTACCAAGTGCGGAACACCCAAGGTGAAGCTATTAGACTTGGCGCTCGGCTCGCCCATCGCTGCAGCAATAAGCGAGCAGCGATCCCCAACGCGAAATGACAAAAACCTGGCGTCCATGTCCTCGGCATCAGCCGAGGCGCAGAAAACGCACGCTACGGTCCAAAGTGCCGCAGCGTTGTAGGTGATGTTCATAGCGTCCTCCGATCTGTTGACACGTACCCCAGCTTTATTTCTGTGCCACGGCCCCCGAGGGGGACAGGAGCCGCGGCGCGGCCGGCCAGAGCGGGGCGGCGAAATGCGCGCACATCATCGCTATGGCCGAAAGTGGAAGTCACAGCGTCGGTCAATTTGAGTGGATTGCATCTGCCGTGCCGGAGATGGCGCGCCGGTAAGCATCAGGCATCGCCAATTCACACATGCACTTGCGTCCGCAATATTCCTTGCAGTCGGGTCCGAAGCTGTTTAAGGGCGTTGCTTGATCCCGTCGCTCGACAAGACTCACCGTACGTTTGACTGGATGGGTGCGAATCGCGACTGAGGACCGCACAGCGCCGTCGACCTCCAAATCGTGCAGGCGAACCTGGATGGACTCAGATTCCGCGGGATCACAAATGACCGTGATTTCGGTGTAGCGCATTGGGCGGGCCTCCTGAGATTGCGAAATTCCTTTCGCTCTCTCCTTTGGTCAGTTGTCGCGTGCAGTGTAGGGTAACCGCTAATTCGCAGCCAAATGTTCTCATGTGAGCCTTCCGTCTGTCGGTCTCATTTGGTGGGAGTGGCTGCTCACTTCGCGTAGTGTGTGGACCTCTGCCATGCCCATCTCGTCTATAGGTTCTCGCTGGTTGCACCGTTAGTCATTGATGGTATGTGATGATGAACAGTAATAAGCTTCGTCGGTTGGTTTCGTGGCTGGGGTCAGTTGCACAGCACTGGCGGAGGTACAGCAGTTGCGCATAAGGTGAGCATCCTTGACCCGCCCCCTTCTCGAGACGGATCGTTTGTTAGTTGCCCGACGCGGCTCGTTGGAGCCGCTTGTGAAGAACGTCTCGCTGGCGGTCGCGCTGGGGTCACTGACCATGATTGTTGGTCGGTCAGGAAGCGGCAAGAGTCTCACCTTGCGTGCCTTGATGGGGTTGCTGCCGGCGACGGCTTGGCGGGTTTCTGGAAACGTCGTCTTTGACGACCGGCGGTTCGATGCAAGCCACCCGGAGAATCTCGCTGGACTACGCGGCTCTGGCATGGCGATGATCTTTCAGGATCCAGCAGCGCACCTCGATCCGCTGATGACCGTTCGCGGTCATCTTGCCGAGGTGGTCGGTCCGCATCCGGGCGTAGCGCGCGAATTGCTGGCGCAGGTGCGATTGACCGACCCTGATCGGATGCTCGCCGCGCGACCCCACGAGCTATCGGGCGGTCAGAAGCAACGGGTGATGATCGCCCTCGCCCTCGCCTCGCGCCCCCAACTGCTACTCGCTGACGAGCCGACCAGCGCCCTCGACGCCACTGTTCAGAAAGAGATCATGGACCTGCTCGGCGAGCTCCGGCGGGATTGCGGACTTACCTTATTGATGGTTACACACGACATGCCGATGGCGCTCGCCCTTTCGGACCGGGTGTGTGTGATGAGCGACGGTGAGATCGTCGATACCTTTAATCCCGCAGCCATTGATCCTCAGACGGCCCATGCGGCCACGCGAGAATTGCTGGAGGGAACGGGCAGGATCTCCGTAAGGCCGATACAGAAACCGGTCGGGGCGCCCGTGGTCCTGCGGGCGGAGCGCCTCACAAAGACTTGGAACAATACCAAGCCTCCTGCCCTTGCACCGATCTCTTTAGCCGTTCGGCGCGGCACCATCCTGGCCATTATCGGTGAATCAGGTTCCGGAAAGACTACGTTGGGGCGCTTGGTCGTGGGGCTCGCAAAGCCTAGTGGCGGCAGTGTCCGGATAGGGGCGGGTGACGCCACTGTCGCCCGCTTACGTACCCGTCGTGTCCAAATGGTCTTTCAAGATCCGGCGACAGCGCTGGACCCGGATCGTACCGTCGGCGCGCTCTTGACCGAAACCATGAAAGTCAATGGGATAGGCACCGACTCGACCGCCCGCCTCAAGGAAGCGACGGACCTCCTGGCAAGGGTTGGATTACCGGCGACAATACTTGACCGCCGGCCAACGCAGCTCTCCGGTGGCGAGCGGCAGCGTGTAGCCATCGCTCGGGCACTAGCCCCACGGCCAGAGATTCTGATCTGCGACGAGAGTGTTTCGGCTCTCGATGTGCTTGTGCGCAGTGGGATCCTGGAGCTATTGGCTGACCTCCGCGCCAGTCTAGGACTGACGATCCTGTTCATCACCCATGATCTCGGCCTCGTGGAGTGCTTCGCCGACGAGGTCGCAGTCCTAGAAGGCGGACACCTTGTGGAAATCGGGTCGGTGAACGCCGTTTTTGGGGGGCCAGCGTCGCCATACACCCGAAAGTTGCTCGCGTCGCGCTACCCGCTACCGCCTGCCATGTGAGCCGCTGCTCACACGCACCATCGCTCCGCTCACACGCTACCGGATGGCTAGTCAGCCGGCGGACGGCTAAATGGCCGTCTGTGGACTATTACCATGACTAATCTGGCATTCATCCCGTCCTCTGTTTCGGAGGACATTTCGGCGATTGAGCCGTGGCGCGAGGCGCTGCATGCAGCAGAGCCTACGGATGGCCGGATTCTGGCTGATATCTATCACGCCTTTCCGCCTACCCAAGGCGAGTTGATCTTTACTGGCGCCTGCAGCTTCCAGTGCGCCCACTGCATCTATCCGCCGAGCTTTGCTCGCAACAACCGCAGCTTGAAAATTGGCGAGTGGGAGGATGTCCTTCACGCGCTGGTGCGCGACTTCGGGATTCGCACTTTTGTCTATGGCGGTCGCTCGCTGAACGCTGATGGTGTGGAGATAATGGCTACCCTTCGGTCCCGGGTGCCGGATGCACATATCGGGATGATCGATAACGGTATCTCGATGCTGACGCATCTGGACGGTCTACGCGCCGTGCGCGCCGATTGGTTTGACGTGTCGCTTGATGGCTTAGCGGAGGATCACGACCGACAGCGCGGCCGGCCGGGGAGCTTTGCGGCAGGCCTGAGCGGCGCGATGCGGCTCAAAGAGGAGGGGTTCGCGCCACGAGTCAACATTCTTACGTGTCTGACGACACTTAACTATCGCTCGGTCTGCGACATGATTAGGCAAGTGAACGCGCTTGGGTTCAAAAACTTCTTTGTTATCCCGATAACCCTGGGAGACGGAGTAGGACCTTCACCGGAACTGCGCCTGTCACGCGAGCAGCTTGCCGCCTTCATCGCCGAACTAAGGCATATGGCGCCTGAGCTTGATGACGCTTGGGTGGAACTACTGCTCTTTTCGGCTGACTACGCGGCAGATCTGGCCTCGGCCCTACCCGATCTGTGGGGAACCCACGAGGCCGGGCGGGATGAGTTGTTCTGGGATATGAGCGAGATTTATGGTGCCGGAAGCGCCGTTAGTCCCCTGTTCGTCCGCTATTATCCATTGTCCCTGACAGGTGTTCGGGAGTTGATCGTCAATACCAATGGCGATGTGATCGTCCCAAAGTCCATGGTGCATGGGAAGGTTCCGCAGGAAGCTGTGCTCGGTAACTTGTTACGCAATTCTTCGGACGATCTGTTAGCCAATCTTCCTGAGCTGCAGGGATTCGCGTTCTACCGAGCCGAACTCCGCAAGGAGGCGGCATTATTGAGGAGTGTTGTGTGATGGGCGCGGCGAATAGCGGGTCTGTTGGCCGTGGCAAGCTGTTCAGTGTTGTGGATCATCCTGCGCAGACGGATGACAATGCCGCCAAAGTGCAATGGGACTTGCGGATCGACCCGAATCGTCCAGCACAGACGGTTGCCAACGCGCGCGCAAAGAGGGAGATCGGCGGACTATATACATCTCGGCCGGCCACGATCTGTGCGCATGTCCGGCTGGTATCGCCAGCCAGAATGACAGATAAAAAGGACGGATCGTGCGAGCAGTAAAATGGATTGGCGCTGCTTGCGCGTTGGCGCTGGTCCTTGCTGGTGCCGTAAGCTACTTCAAGCCGTCAGCGCATAGCCCAGAACAACTGACCGTGGCGCTCGATTCCGAGCTTGAGCGCCTGGATCCCTTGACCATCAAGAGCCCGAAGACCTTTATCGTCTCTTGGCAGATATTCGAGGGCCTCCTGGCGCTGGACGAGAAGGGGAATCTCATCCCCAAGCTGGCCTCAAAATGGGAGACGACTGATAGCCAGACTTGGCGCTTCACGATCCGCAGCGGCGTCCGGTTCCACGATTCGCCGATTTTCGGACCGGACGGCAGGGGTCGAGCGGTCACGGCGGACGATGTGGTTTCCAGCTATACCGCCTTCTGCGGTGCCAACGCCTATCCTGCCTTCCTTTTGACCGACATCCTGGAGGGCTGCGCTGACTATAACGCTGGCAAGGCAACGAGCGTCTCAGGAATCCGTAAGACCGGCCCGATGACGGTCGAATTGGTTCTCACGCATCCCGAGCCCTATTTCCTGAATCGCCTGTCGACCGCCTGGATCGCCATCTTCCCGAAAGAGGCATTACAACCAGCCAATAAGGAGCAGTGGGGCCTCTCCAGCGTTGTCGGTACCGGCCCATTCAAATTGGTTTCCAACTCCGACACCCAAGTCAAGCTTACGCGCAATGCCGATTACTGGGACAAGACCGCCACCGGCGCGGTGCATGACATCTCCTTCCGGGTTATCCGCAACGACCAAGCCCGTCTCAACGCCGTGCGTGATGCCTCGGTCGATCTGACCCAACTTCCACCGACACTGTTTCCTGCAGTGTTAAATCCTGACGGAAGCCTGAAGAGTGGCTTGACCGACCAACTGCGTCTGGTCCGTTATCCCACCTTCAACTCGCACATGATCGGCTTCAATGTGACCAGTCTGCCTGATGTCCATCTGCGCCGCGCCATATCACTTGGCATCGACCGGAAGAAAATCGTCGATACCCTGTTCTTCGGCAATGCCCAGATCAACGGCGGAACGGTCCCGTTGGCCATGCAAGGTTATGTCTCGGATATCCCGGTGGACAGCCTCTACGACCCGGTCGCCGCTCGGAACGAGTTGGCGCAAACCTCCTATCATGGCCAAGACATCGAACTGCTCGTGAACGACCAGGCTGGCAGCGAGCAGATCGGTCAGTTGGTCCAAGCTCAGCTACGGGCAATCGGCGTCAACATCCATCTCACCAAGGTGGACTTCAACACCGCCCTCAGTCGGGTGGTGAAGGGCGAGGCGCCGATGTTCAGCATGTATTTTGATTATGTGTTCTCGGCGCCCGAACTCATCCTCATTAATATGTTTGAGTCCGACAAACGTCCTGTTCCAAACTTCTGGCAATATTCGAACCCAACGGTCGACGCTGAGCTCGCGAGTTTGCGCACCTTAAATTCGAAACAGGCGCTAACCCGCTCAGCCGAGATCGAGGCTGAGGTTGTCAGAGATGCGCCGGCCGCCTTCCTGTTCGAACTTGATCCGGTCCTAATCGAGCGCAAGGGTCTGGCGCCGGTGAAGGTCAACGCTCACGGCTATTTCGATTTCGCCCGGCTCGGCGGCTAGGCTTGTGCGATACGCGATTGGACGAATCGCCTACGCAATCTCCCTGATCGCTGCCACGATCTTTCTCTCGTTCGTCCTTTTCCATTTGGTGCCGGCCGATCCGGCCAGAATCGCGCTCGGTCCTAACGCCAGCCAAGCGCAAGTGGCGGCGTTGCGTGTGCAACTCGGCCTCGACCAACCCTGGCCGGTGCAACTGGCTGGCTATTTGCGGGCACTCTTTAGAGGCGACCTCGGCCGCTCGCTTATCGACGGCCGCGCAGTGGGGCCGGAAGTTGCGATAAGGCTCTCCGTGTCTACGGCGCTCACCCTGATGGCCTCGGCGATTGCCGGCATATGGGTGATCGCTCAGGCTAGCGTCTCATCCAACGGCCGGGCACCGTATGCCTTCGCCTGGGCCAATAGTCTATTTACTGCGTTCCCGACGATGTTTGTCGCTGCGGTCGCGCTCGCTTGGCTTCTCCCACACTATCCTTGGGACTATTTCCCCGGAACTCTGAAAAGCGTTGGCGCCTGGGCTTTCCTCCTCCTCCCGGCGTCGGTCCTGGCGCTCTATCCCATGGGCATCCTTGGCAAAATCATGGATCGGGAATTTGCGCGCCTCGCTGCGCGACCTTTCGTCGAGGCGGCACGGGCGCGAGGCCTTTCGCCCGGGCAGATTTTATGGCGGCACATGACGCCCAACGCCTTGATTCCCTTACTGTCGGGCTGGATTACCCTGCTGCCTATCCTGCTTACTGGCAGCTTCATTATCGAGATCATGTTCTCGGTCCCGGGGCTCGGTGCCTTGCTACTGCGCTCGGTGCTCAATCGCGACCTGCCGATGCTGCAAGGCGTCGCCATCATCGCCAGTGCTCTGGCCGTTGTTCTACACTTGGTAGTCGAGCTAGCCTATCCGGCCATCGATCCGCGCATTGTTGGAGGTGGGCGTGAGTGAGCGGCAGCTTGCGTCGCGGCTGCTGCTCGCCCTCCTCGTGGTGGCGGTTGTGAGCAGGCTGCTGCCCCTTCTGGCGCCGTACGACCCGGTACGAGTGGGGATCGCGCCAACTCTGGCGCCCCCCGGGCCCGGCCATCTTCTAGGTGCCGACGAACTGGGGCGAGACGTCTTGAGTCGCGTACTCTCCGCCGCCGCGGCCACGGTTACCATTTCGGTGCTGGCTCTGGTCTCTTCTCTGGGGATTGGCGTCCTGATGGGCGCTGTTGCCGGCTATTTTTACCAGCGCTGGCCCGACCGGCTTATCATGTGGGTCGCCGACGTACTCAGTGCCACGCCGTTCCTGGTCCTCATCGCCGGCGTACTAGCGGTGTGGGGCGGCGGCCTTGCCAAGGCCTATGCTGTGCTGACGCTGGTCATGTGGACCAATTCCGCGCGCCAGGTGCGCGGCGAGGTGGTCCGCACCTTACCGCTCGACTGGGTGGCGGCCGACCGCGTGGCTGGTCTCTCGGAAGCCAACATCCTGTTCGCAAAAGTCCTGCCTAAATGCCTTGCGCCGGCGGTCATATTCGCCGTGTCGTTCCTGCCGGACATCATCGCCCTCGAGGCGGGCCTGTCTTTCTTGGGCCTTGGTCTCCAGCCGCCGCATCCGGGACTTGGCAAGATGATCTTTGACGGTATCAACTATGTCGGCTCGGCCTGGTGGCTCAGCGTGGCGCCGGCCGCCATGCTAATGTTGATTGTGGCGGGCGTAAGGAGTCTCGCCGGCGCAGGCTTGGGGGATGAGGATGGCCACTGAGGCCGATCGTAAAGCGACTTATGGCCAGCAGGCTCGCCAGTCTCGTGCCCGATGGTATCGAGAGGGTATATGGAAGCAAAGAGAGGAAACCGTCTTTCAGATCAATGATCAATTTCGTCGCTTTTGGCTTCGCGGCGACTACAATCTTGGATTTCAGAACGGCAACGGAGACGAGATTGCCTATTTCGTGCCGATCATGTTCGACAAGGCGAACCGCACGTTTAATTGGGTTGCGGCTGCAAATCCGATCCTTGAGGCAGCAACGCTAAGCCACGAAAGCTCCAGCAGTGCAAAATATGCTCAAGATGCTCTGCAGAAAGTGCTCAAAGCCCTTTTCGGCGCTTTTTTCAAACTTGGCGATGAGCTGAAGAATCTACAATGGCAGAAATTCGAAGGTCGCTACGACGACCAACCGGGAGCTTTCATCAAAGAATATCTCGAGGTTATTCATAAGGCCGCAGAAAAATACGGCAGGCAAAGTGAGGGTCCGGAGTGTTCGGAGAGCCTGCTATCGAAGGGAGAATTCGAGCGCTTGTCGACGGCAATGTTGATGGCCTACTCGTGCTATTCTCATCCAAGCGACCAAAATTTTGAGGGAATATTCTTCAGGATTCTTGAAGAGGTCGGCCATACACACCCGGACATAGTCGCCGATGCGGTATTCGGCATCGCAGACGACGGGGTTCTCGATCTCACTGCCTGGAAGAATGCGCGTGGATCGAGCTTCCCTGAATGTCCATTTCAGGATTGCGATGGCCGACGTAGGATGAAGGAGCCCGATAAGGGCGGCCTCCGCTACAGCAACAGTCGGATCGAGGAGGCAAATGTCCTCCAGAGTGCATTTTTATATCCTCTTCTCATGGATTGGGATTCTGGCGAAGGGAAGCCCCTCAAAGGGATAATCGAAAGCCATAACTTCAGAGTTCTGGTTCCCATCTATGACGTGTGGAGCGGCACGCAGGGTTGGGGGGGATTGAAGGCCGTCCTCTTGATTTTCCTCAAGCCCCCAGAGCAGGGCTTCGAGAATAATGCAGATCCGGGGAAGGGAAAAATCGGCAATCCGGCCTGGGAACCCAACTTCAAAAAAATGCTCGAACGCTGCAGCGAGTTCGCGCAAGAGATTGGACAGGCCGCGACACGCAGGGCTCTCTCCAGGCCGATCGTGCCGCCCTATGATCTTGTCCGCCAATTCCTCCGTATCCTGATCGAAGTGCAGGACTGGGAAGAAGCAGCGGTCTTCTATAACAACGACAAATATCCGCACTATTCGTTCAAGCGTGTCCCGCATGATAATCCAGACAAGGAATACAAAGGTGTGCGCAAAGGGTGGAAGGAAAAAGAGTGGAAGGAATCGGGAGCTGATCAACAGTCCCGCCAGCCATCCAATGAGCTAATAGAGTGCAATGAATTCTACATGTGGTGGACATCCGAAAATGATAAAAGCTGCCAAGATCTCTGGTCGCAGGCTGTCCTGCCGGGGCTGAGCGATGAAGAGAGGGCGGAAGCCGGCGGCATCTCGATCCGTTTCAAGTTTCCAAAAGCATGCCGCATTCCGCCTGACCCAAAAACACGGCAATTTCTCGTGGAGGCTTATCGGCGTCAGCAAGTGGAGTTGATGCGCGGGCTGATTCCCAAAGTACGCGCCCGCCGCGCTGCCCTGCGCAACGCGGTCTCGGCGATCATGGCCCGCAACATGTCGCACAATATCGGGTCGCATGTGCTTGCGCGCTATGCGTCCACGATTTCCAAAGACGGGCCTCCTACCCAAGAAGGACAGCAAGCGCCCCCTCCGAATGTACAGCCGATCGATCCGCGCACCGACTTTCTGATCTACCTCCAGAAGCGCATGGATTTTCTCGCCGAGTTCGGCACTAGCGACAAGGCATTCTGGACCCAACCGCTTGTGCTGAAAACACAGCTCGATCAACTTAGTCTGGACGTTCAGATTGGCAGATTAGCAATCCAGCGCGGCGCGAAGCGGCAGGCCGCAATGTCGCCTATGTTGGCGTACATTTCCGGCAAGAATGCCATGACGGCCAATGTGACTTTCGTCGGGAACGAAAAGCTGTTGTTTTCCTGCCCCGGCGGCGAGGTGGGCGTCCATGCGCTTTATATCGTCCTTGAAAACATCATCCGCAACAGCGCTCGGCACAACGTGGGTAGAGCCGAGACCGGTCAAGTTGAAATCCATGTACACGCCCGGATCGGAAGCGACGCGTCCTCGCAGGGCGCGCTCTTCCCTTCGGTCAACTGGCCGGGTCTAATCGAATTCCGTATCCTCGACGTAGGTTCGGAGTTAGGGCCCGGTGGTCGGCGCCAAAGCGAACCGGGGGAGAAGAAATGGGACTACAAAAACGGCGAACAGTTGCGGCAGATGTTCGAAGATTGGAGAATAGCGGAAGGGAACGAGGACGGGAAAACGCCTGACAAATTCTTGGAGAGCCTCTCGATTCCAGATCGTCTCAACTGGATAATCCAGAACGAGCGGATTATTAATGACGACGGCCGGCCTAGTCCGAAGTTCTTAGGTATTCGCGAGATTCAGATCTGCGCTCAGTATCTACGCGAGTTTTTCCTCAGTGACCTGGAGGACGTGCCGTATTCTGAACGCGACAATGCCGCGAACAAAGTCCCTCTGATCCGGGCGGAGTGCTTTGATCGCGGAAAAGGCAAGTATTGCCTATCCTACGTGTTGTACATCCAGGAGGTGAAACTCCTGGAGATTCTTCGCGCGGAACCCGAAGAAAGCAAGATTGCGGGAGCACTCGCCAATCTTCGCAACCACGTGTTCGTCGCCTACGACGGAAGCGAGGCGGCGATCACCAATTGGGTGGAAAAATTCAAAGGGGACCTGCCCGTCCGGCGATTGAATACAGTTCCCCAAGGGCTAGACGAACTCGAATCTCAGAAGCAGATTGAAGCACTCTACGAAATCTACGCGCAGCAGATTCAGGGTGGTGGCGGCGCGGTCCTTGCCGGGCTTGCGCTCATGGCAAATGGTGCGGCCAACCAGTCGAGTGCGCGGCCTGTGTGCTTGGCCCCAGCGGAACAGGAGGCTTGGCAGGATTGGCTGAGTGCCCAGGCTAGCGGCGGACAGAAGCTCGACGCGTGCGTCTGGGTGGACCATCCGACCGAGACGAAGCTCAAACAGCTTGAGCATTGGGCAAGCGAAGCCGGAAACGACACGATCAGATCGATCTCTGTCGAATTGATCTACAGCGATAGTCCGGCCATCACGATCATCAGGAGCCTCCAGCCGGGCGAAGGATGGGAATTGATCGCCGCCGCCCTGCCTCGCGTTGTGGTATTGGATGAAAGAGTTCAGACCGAAGCCAAGAAAGACATCCGTGACTTTAAGGCCGAGCGATATTGGCAACTCATGCATGTGCATGTTCCAGACCGTGAAACGGAAGTTGATCTCGATTATCCAAAATTCGGCCAGTGTCGCAAATACCTTGAGACATTCACCTCGAAGGTCGACTATCTCGTGTTGCACTTGTCGATCCTGGAGAGCCTCGCCCAGCAGCAAAAGGGTTCGGGCGGCGGTGAAAACATCTTTAGCACCATCGATGCACTAACTCATGGGACCAGGTCCAAAACGGCCCAGGTCGTGATCGTCACCGGCCGTGGTGTTCAGACCTTCGACAGGTCGCAGGGCAGGGTGCAACGCGAGGTGCGGTATCTACCGGTCTCGGCGCTGCTCGAATACCTCGTGCATAGGCCGAGCAAGCTCGGCCTCATGCGCGTGATTTGGTGCGCGCTCCCTCTGATAGTGCGAGAAACCGATGCCTGATCCGATATTTTTGTTTGCCGCATTGGAGAAGTTCGATGCCAACCTCCTCCAAGCATTCCTGGGCGAACACGCCGACCTTGAGGTCGAGCCGGGACAGCTTCCGCCTAGAGGCGTGCGTCCGGATGGGTCCATTGGGACGCCGGACCCCAATGGGGGGGATGCCCTCATTGTTCTAAGCGATAAGCGTCCACTGAACGACCTGGGCTTCACGTTGCCGGAGGGTAGCCGAATCTTCGGCATCGAACACGCCAGATATTTGATCCAAGGGGATCGCGAGAAGCAACTCAAAGCGGCGATGCCCGGATATGAAAGGGGAATTTCATTTAGCCACGAACCCCGCGTTCCCGTGTACGACCTCCTCAACGAACTCCTGGAGGGACGCGATAACGCTTGTCGATCGAAGGTGGTCGCGAAGATCGTCACCCTTGTCTCCGAAGGTAGCGGGTGGAAGCGAAACGTTGATGATGCAATGGAAGCGCAAATCAAACTTCTCAATCAAACTCACTAAACAATGACCCCGCCTACCATGTCCCCTTGGCCCCGCCTCCGCTCGTTGATTAAAGCGCGGGCTGCAGCAGCGGGAGCCGTCTCCCTCGAAGTCTTCTCTGTCGACCACGATGCCGCCGGCACTTTTGCCCGCGAGGCGGGGGTGGCGGCCGTGCTGGATCGGCTGCGCCGCGCCGCTGCGGCCGGCAAGACGCCACCGGCTATGCTGCTCGTCGGTCTCTACGCTGAGGACGACCTGCGGCAGCGGGTTGCGCTCCGCGCCGGCGCACCCGGTCTGTTCGACTGGTCGGGTCTAAGTTATCTTCGTTTTGTATTCGGCGAGGACGAACTTAAGTGTGGGATCGCAATGGCTGTGGAGGGCCGTTACGCGCCGCTGCCCTTGCCCACGAGCGAGGAATTGGCTATCCGCGCGGCAAACATCCGCCATTGGCTGGAAAGAGTGGTCAATGGTTTGGCTGGAGAGGCCACAGTTTTCGCGAATGCGGCGCGGGGGGAGACTGGCCTCTCTTCCGCCATGCTGGAGCCGGGTTTCGCGCTTTCGTCCGTGCATTGCGACAACTTGGCTGCCTTCGCGGCTGCCTTGCGCCTTGCGCCGGCGATCGCCGACGGCGATGTGCTCTCCAAGACTTTGATGGAGGATGTCGACGCCGTTTGCCGGGAGAGCGCGCGGTTGGAGTCGGTCAAGGCGAGCTGCCCCGTGGCCGCTTCCGCAGCGCTGGCCGACGCGGCTGTTTCGCTCAGTTCAGCGGGACAGGCGCTCGATGCTCGGATGTGCGCCATCGCGGGGCGCTTCGCCCAGAAAGCACAATGACGAAAATTCTCATCATTGACGATGTGCGCTGCAAACCCTTAATGGAACAGCACCTGGGTTCACGCGGCTTTGTGTTCGACCAGGTGCTGAATGCTGCCGACGCCGTACCGCGCATCGAGAAATTCAAGCCCGATCTCGTTCTGCTGGACCTGCATTTTCCCAATGACGCTGTGGATGCCCATCGCACCACCGGCGGGCGCCTGCACAAAGACCTGCAGAAGCGTTTCCCGGACCTACCGGTGGCGATCTTTTCCACCCGTCCGGCGGATACCGCCATCCCGGCAGAGGCGTTCGATTCGCAGCCGCTTGCTATCCTTGCCAAGCCGGATTTTAACCGGCCCGGATGGGATGAAGACTTCGTGGCGAGGCTGACGCGGGTTCTGGACGCGCACCGACGCACGGCGGAAGAATTGGGCCACGATCTCGGCTTTGCCGTCGGCCGGACACCTGCCATGCTGGAGTTCGCGCGGCGGCTGGAAACGGCCGCGCGCACTGGCGACAACCTGCTCCTGCGTGGCGAGACCGGTACGGGCAAGACTTTGGCGGCGGAAGCTGCACACCGGCTAAGCGGACGGAGCGGTTCGTTCGTGACCATCCGCCCGGCACCCCTGCCGCCCCACCGGGTCGCAGCTGATCTGGCCAGCAAGTTTGGCAAGGCCGTGGGTGGCACACTCTGCCTTATGGCGGAAGACCTCACGGACGACGCCCAGACAGCCCTGCTGGGCCTGCTAGACGCCCCTCCGGGCGATGTACGGATTATCACCTCGATCGGCAGCGGTCCGGCGGCCATCGCTGGACTGCGCAGCGACCTTCTCACCCGGCTGCGCGGTTTGGAGCTGGTATTGCCCCCACTGCGCGAGCGGCTGGATGATATTCCGGAATTATTTACCCGAGCGATCGAGTCGTTCAACGCACAGGCGGAGATCCACGTACGTCCCATTCTCCGCCCGGAAACCTTGTCGAAGCTGAGAACCTACGACTGGCCCGGTAACATCCGTGAACTGGAAGCGGTGTTGCGCCAGGCTCTGACTTTCACTCGCAACGACGTACTGATGGCGGAGGATGTGGATTTCGACCTGCCGCTCGCCACTCTGCCGGCCGGCCGCTCGGGCGCGCCACCGGAGCCGGACCTTGCCGGAGCGGCTGTTATCCGAATCGAATCGATCCCGCAGGGGCAGGCACGCTACGATGAATTCAAAGCTCTGCCACGCTTTCTCCTGCAGGATGTCACCGCGCGCATCGGCGCCCAGCTCGCCGCAAAAATAGAGCCCGGCAAGAGCCTCAAACAGAGCGAATACGCCTTCTATTTCTTTGGAGACATAGATGGCGCACGGCACATCGATACTGTCCGGCGCTTTATGAGTACGAATAAGTGTTGGGGGTCATAAAGACCAGCAAGGTGGGCAATGGGGCTGGGGCAGGTTTACGCGCAAGCGCTTGAAGCCGCGCTTGCCGGTAAGGCGAAGGTCTATCGCTACGCCGACGCGTTGACGACGCTATGGTCCGATAAATTGTCGGCCGATATTCCCATTGTGATCGTGTGGGATCGGAAGCTGCTCGGCGAAAGTCCCGATGATCGCCTGCTGGAAAAGCATCTGACGCCGCTTGACTGGGCCCTGGCTTGGTCGCTGAAAAAGGCGCGCGCCGAGCAGTCGGTTCCGTCGATCGTGATCATTGATGCAACCGCCGGAAACTGGAAGGACACATGGGCGTGGAGCGTGCGCCATCAACTGTTGGCCGATATGCCCTGGGTCACACTCTCCGCACCGCTTGTGAGAATGGAGGACGAACCTCTATACAAGTGGACGTTCTCCAAGACTGCGATGGACAACGGAGGCGTCGCCGAGGACGGCCTGATCAGAAAGAAGAACGGCGCTTGGGGTTTTTATTCCAGCCCCGGCGCGGAAAAACCGGACCGCGCCCCACTCGAATGGCTGAACAACCTTTGGACCGCTTCTCTGAGGCTAAGTGATGAGAACCACGATATAAATAATATCGTCGGCGCACGCTTAATGCTGGAGATGTTCAGTGCCCGTCGAAGCGTATCAAAACGAACGGCGCCGATGCGGACGCTTATCGCCAAGGCCAAATGGTCGGGTTTAAAAGAAAGTTTAAAAGAATCAGAGTGGGGATGCTGGGCGTTGCCCAATGCCCAATATCTCTATGGAAAGACAATATCGGCCATCCTTGTCGACGACAAGCATGAGTCGGGATGGGCAACGTTCCTGGAGGAGGCACTCGGGAATGACGTGAATTTGCGCCCCATGCAGTACCCGGATGAACTAATCGAGTTCCTAGATAAGCAGAAAAATACTTTCAAATACCGCGACTTCATCGCCAGCATCAGTGGCCCCGACGAGAAGCAAGATGCCAGACCAGAAATCATCTTTCTCGATCTCCGACTGTATGGATCGGGAGAGTCGAGACGTCTGAAGAAAGACGTTGAAAAGCTGTTGGCCATTGCCGAGCGCTGGGAAGGCACTTGTCCGGCATGGGAGGCCATCCCGCAGGGAGATCTGGACAAGATACGATCCTGGCTAAAACCAAACGGCGCGACAAGTGGCACGATTCATTTGGAGGCGTTGTTACTCTTACCCCGGCTTCTGGCTCTAGCGCTACCGCTCACGCCAATCATCCTTTTCTCTGCGACCGGGCAAGCGCTGGTTCAAAAAAAGCTGAAACCTTACCGCAACATCTTCACGAATTTTCAGAAGCCCAATCCACTGGCCGACCCAGACTCCGTCCCCACGGCAGTGTTGACGCTGCACCAAGCCCTTAATTGGGCAGCCCCTATGCTGCGCAGACGGCTACAGCTCGCCTACGTGCAGCGAGTTTATGACAAACTGGAAGCCAACCGGCCGACCGAGCGTCCATCAAAGCACTTTGAGATCTATTTCGATGAGAGTGGGAGTGGCGACCAACTCATATCCACTGCGGTCGTTGGCGTATTCGCCAATAAGGAGGCAGCGGACGCAGTTCAAGCTCGTTTCGTTGGTGAGTTCTCAAAAAGTCCAATGCCTGGCATTTCATGGGCGAGACGGAAGGATACTCGTCACACCAGGGAATTGACAAAGGCCGAAGAATTCTTTGCCAATCAGCGGACAGATAGGGATAGAATTACAGCCAACAAGAATTCACTTATGAGCATAACGAACGACGTATGCTTCAACATAATCTCAGCAAAAGTGAGGAAAAAAGACCACAGATCTCCGGGATACCAAGGCGCCTTGGGAAAATTTGTGGACCACAAAAGGTTGGATGACGCAATTAGATTAGAACTTGAGATGTCTCTTCTCGTGCTATTCGGCTATACGAATAAGATCGATTCTGTTGGTATTTTCATACAAACTAAGAGCAGCGTGGTGAGCAATGAGGTCAAATTTTTTGAAACGATGCATTATTTTACCAAAGGAATGGCCTTCCCGCTTGTTAGGGCATGGTTGCAAATGTGGGGTGAAAAATATCGTGAACTAGCTGGTATGCTATTGTCCATCAGATCGCAGAAGCTATCTTCAAACCTTGAAGACACTCATTTAAGCATAGATGACTTCACTGAAAGAAGAGCCTTGCACGACATCGCAGATTGGGGCGCGGCTTTTGTGGGATTAGGCGGTCAAACCGAATCAGAAAGGACTATTCTAATTAGAGATGTGCTTGGAGCTTGTCTCTTTGATAAACTTTATTATAGTGACTTCAATTCCTTGAATTGCGAGATCCTGTCGGATGCGCTTCGTTCTTTAGTATCCAATGCGCAACCCTACACAGCCCGTGCGATTCATCTCCTTTGTTCGGTCCCCGTGGTCGAGGACATCGAGAGACAGCCTTTGCCGAAGGTCTGGAACTCCGCGCCCCAAGAATATTACTGGCTCTGGGCGATCTTCCCTTACATCAGCGAGGCAACCGGGGCGGACCTCGTGAGCGGCCTGAACTGAGAGATGGCTCACCAGCGGAAAGATTGCCTTGTTCCCCTTGAGCACCGCCGCGCTCACCCCGGCGCGCCCCATTGAAGCCTCCAACGAGCCGCCGCTCAGGGTCTTGAGAGCCATCGAGCCCGCGGATTTGAGCCGAGACTCCCTCCCATTCCAGTAAAGAAGGGGGAAATCCCCGTCAGAGTGTCAAATCGCACCGAACTGCGACCCCCGGTTTCGCGTCCAAGAACGCCCCCGCTGACGCAGCCGAGACCGGCGGCGCGGAGCCGCAAATAGCGGAGCAGAGCCGGTCTTGGCGGGAGGCGATTGGT